CCCCGCTGTTTTTTCTATGCAGCAAAAAATTTCAAAGAATATATGCGTTCTCTCAAGAACCGGAACATCTTCGTTGAAATATTCGTCGGACACATTAATAAGAACGAAGCAGGAGACAAAGGCCTTGATGATCTGCTTGCAAATTCTCTGCGTGGAAAAGAAGAAGAGCTGGCCGCCGATATCGAGTTTGCATGCAATGAAAAGAAAGGTTTGGGCAAATATATTGAGATGTTCAAGGTAACTACCTGGACAGATCATAAATTGCAAGAATTATGGGGACTCCACTCTCATGAAGTCTTTGCCGAGCGTCATGCCGACCTCCTGCGTAACCTGCCGGAGTTCCTATTCGGCCGATATCGATGGAAATTCGACGAACATGGAAAAGTAATCTTGGCACAACCTTTTGACGATGATGAAAAGTTCTGGAGAGAAGTCACTAAATATGATCGTAGCCAAAATGAACGTATTGAATACGAGTTCTGCTATGTCAACTCACAAAACTTCTTGCAAAACAGAGGATTCGGGCGTCTGCGGAGAATTGATAAGAGTTATCAGTTCATTCACCTTGAACCGCCTGTTGTTCGTGCTATCGATGCCTCTGATGCCCGTGACTACCTGTTTCAGTTTGCCAAGCATAATTGCAAGACTGAGGTAAACGAAATGTTGATTAAAGGCGTGTCTCAATATGTGGGTCCGGACAAGTTATCCCTGCTTGAGTTCATTCAGCCCAATTTCGTTAAGCCCAACCGGGAATCCCAGTATTTCTATTTTGATAAAAATTGCTGGCTGGTCACAAAAGATTCTGTAAGCGAACTCGGTTACGAGAATATCACACACCACATCTGGGAAGAGCAACGTAAAATGACACCGGCCAAATATCTGGGTAAACCGTTGGTTACTTTTAGCCGGCAAGACAACACATTTACTTACGAACTTTCAGAGGCCGGTAAGAAATCCCATTACCTCCAGTTCCTGATCAACACCAGTAACTTTACCTGGAGAAAATCTGCTGAAGAAATAGAGCCGGAAGAAGAGAATGAAAATCGTATCCATCTCCTTAGTAAACTGTGTGCAATCGGATATATGGTTATGGAAGCGAAAGACAATAATGTGGCCAGAGCTGTCATCGGCATGGATGGCAAGCAATCTGAAGTAGGAGAAAGTAACGGCCGTTCCGGGAAATCACTTGTAGGGGAATTGATGCGTAATATCATTCCTACAGCCTATATTCCCGGAAAACGCTCTGATCTTTTTAATGATCAATTTGTATGGAATGACATTCAGGAAAACACTAAACTCGTTTTTATTGACGACGTGTTACAAAACTTCAACTTTGAATTTCTGTTCCCCAACATTACCGGGGATTGGTCAGTAAATTATAAAGGAGGTAGAAGGATCACTTTACCATTTGCGCGATCACCCAAAATGTATATTGCCACCAACCATGCCATCCGTGGCAGTGGTTCAAGTTACACGGATCGCCAGTGGCTACTTGCATTCTCCGATTTCTATAACGATACCCATAAGCCGGTTGACGACTTCGGGGTTCTCTTCTTCTCGGAGTGGGATTTTGAACAATGGAATCTTACCTGGAACCTGTTGGCCAATTGCGTCCAATTGTATTTGACTTATGGCGTTGTCCAGGCTCCCGGCGAAAGGTTAGAGCAAAGAAAGCTGCGTCAAGAAATGGGTGAAACCCTAATCTCCTGGGCTGATGAATACTTCTCCGGAGAAGAGCATCTCAATGTCCGTTTACCCCGGAAAGATTTATATGACGCATTTTGCCAATACGACAATCAGCAACGAAAGTTTGTATCACCAACCGCATTTAAGAAGAAATTTATAATGTATTGTTCTTGGAAAGGTTATGTATTCAATCCTCACAAATATGACAGTATAACCGGGAAACCTTTTCAAGTCGATAAGGACGGGAAGGCGGTTGTAGATGATAAATCCGGAGGTGTAGAGTACTTTACGGTAGGAACCGGAGCCCAACCTATCCCGAAAGAAGATAATAGCCGGTTACCACAACCGACAGGTAAACTCGTTTTCTAACTTAAACATAAAAACAATGAGTGTAAACAAATGTATTTTTATCGGCAACATGGGACGTGATGCCGAGGTCCGTACCACTGAAACCGGCATCAAAGTAGCCCAATTTTCTATTGCATGTACAGAGCGTGCTTATACAAACAAAGCCGGTCAAACGATTCCGGAGAGAACCGAATGGATACCCGTCGTAGCCTGGAGGAGATTGGCGGAAACCATTGAGAAGTACACCCACAAAGGAAGCAAACTGTATATTGAAGGCAGATTCACAACCCGGAAGTATGAAACAAATGACGGCCAGAAACGAACCGTTTCTGAAATCGTAGCCGAAAGTATTGAAATGCTCGATCCCAAGCGGGATGCTCCCTCACTCCCTCCGGAACCCGAGCAGAAATTGAGTTATAATCCATAAAATGACATACCATGAACCTATCTTCTTTTAAACTGACCAATATTAACGAATTGATATCCGTATACAAAGAGAATCCGGAGCGCTTTAATCGCTTTTATAACGCAGTGTACCTGCTGCTGGATGGCATTCCGGAATGCGGAAGTATTCGTGTAATGGATCACTGTGAGGCGTCCTCCTATGACTTGTTTATAAAGTGTGCATGTTGGATTATTCAGGAAGAGACGGAACAGAAAGAGTTGACGGATGCATTACTTGAGTTTTCGGATGATTATACAATTATTCGCCGGTGCGCGAAGTTCGTAAAATCCAAATCCTGGGTTCATTTCTACTCACGACGATAGGAGTATATTATCCCAATTTATTACCCTATAAAGATACGTCTTTTATTTGATATACACAACATTATAATGATAAAAAAAGAGAATAAAATATTCGTAGTCATATCTCCTGATCCCGTCGAGCGTGAGCAGTTGATCGCACGCCTGGCCGTTCGTTTAGGTTTTGCCAAGATTCCGTCCGATGCACTCAAGATCATAAGCAAGGACATTTATTCCTTTGACCTGGCAACTGCATATTTTGTGCTTTGCAGTAACTATCATTTCCGGGGTTCTATCGTCACAACACAACGGCTGTATGAGCTTGCAGCAAGAGGTATATGTGTTTGTGTAGGTGTGAAGTCACTGCCCCGTGAGTACGAGTTGTTATCTCAGGTGTTTTATCCGAATGATTTGCGATAGCACAAGTCGGAACATTTATCCGGCCGCGGTACGCATCAGCGTATCGCGGCTTTGTTTTTGGGGGTCGTTCCCCCTTTACCCCCTTTTGCTTAGAAGAACGTTTTGAACAACTGTACCTGAGACGAAGTAAAGCCGGCAACAAGGTGTCTATATATTATTTTTATTTTTTCTTTCTTCTGTAAAAAAGACTACCTTAAAAATATAGAATATTTTTGTGCTTTCGTGCAGACAGGTGCAATTCGGCATTTATTACACTATAAATCAAATATTTAAACAGAGCACAAATTTCGTACAAAAACGTACGTCTCGTACTAAATTGCACAAAATTGTATTTTGTACGCACAATGTATCAATCGTACAAAAACGTACCATGTTTCGTACGGATATAAACCAATTATAATCAACACATTATGTGATAAGACTGCACAATTTACACAGTTGCACAAAAAAGGAGTACCGTTTTTGCAAGGGGGATTAGTTTGTTCCGGTAAGTCTTGTTTATGTCCGTAAAACTTTGTATATTAGCGTAAACCATTCTATGACCTAAATGATAACTACCAAAATCGAAGTTCCCCCGCATCTATGTGAGTATATCCGCGGCAAATACTGTAACCTGACCTCTGATCCGGTCCGTTTCCCCGATAACCTGAATATCTATCACGTGATATTCGACCTTCTCCAGAAGAGACCGTCGGAAGCTCCGGTTGATCGTGGTAATTTAGAAATCTGTCTGCCTGAACGAAGTATAGGCAAATCCCCAGTGACCTACAACTATTTAGGGCTTCGCTCCCAGGTAATCATTTCCCGGAAAATAGAATTGATGATGTGGGCGGAGTTGCATGAATACCTGGACGAACAGAAGCACCGGTACGGAATCAAATACATTGATGGAGTGCAATTCTTCATGCGCAGATATGGAATTGATTCTCTTACGGAAGAAGCTTTTCTCAAACACTACCAGCGTTGGAGGGCAAAAGTGAGGAGAAAAGAAAAAAGGAGCTATAAAAAGCGAGAATAATTCATCAAGTAAGCGTAGTTAAATGTCCTTTTTTTGAGTGAAAAATGTTCGAAAAGAGAGAATCACAGATAGCATATTGTAAATCAACAGAATATGAATACAAACAATATCGGAGGAGTCATTCAGGCAGATTTCCTGTTCACGGATGAAATAAGTTTATTTTCAGTCATCAATCACTCAGCCGTTATCAGCCTTCACCGGCCTAATACCTGGAGAAACCTGCCTATCACCTATATGGGAGTTTCTCCAGATGTGGAAGCGGACGACACTCAAGCCGGTACGCTATATAAACAGACCCTTACCATCCGCCTGAAACGCACAGGACTGACAGATTCAGAACTTCACATCCTGCGGACAATCAATGTACGTGGTTGCGTAGTAAGATGCAAGGATGCGAATGGCAATATCCGATTATATGGAAGCAAAGAGTACCCGCTTCTGGGAACCGTGATAGAGAAAACAGGAACCAAAGCCTCCGACCTCTCCGGAATTGAAGCCACTTTTTCCGGAAAAGGCGCCTATCCTCCACTACCTGTTACAGAGTTATAACCGTCCTTCGGCATCATTATATATAGCCGTATCATTGCAACAAAATAAGTGCAATGAGCCAAAAACGCATCATCTTATCAGATTCATCACTCAACCGGTACGGCTACCGGGTTCTTACTGCTGGACTTCTTCTTGAAGCTTTCATTGACAACCCGGTGATGCTGTATGGGCATTTCCGTGATGAAGGATCACCCCTATGGTGTGATTACAAAGCAATCGGATATTGGGACGATATCAAGATAGAGGACGACGTGCTTTCTGCTATTCCTGTTTTCGACAAGGTAGACGATTTATCGAAGACCATTGCCGCAAAATACGAAGCAGGGACCTTACGGGCCGCAAGTATTGGTATACGTATCCTGGCCACATCCTCCGAAAAAGAATATCTGCTTCCGGGACAAACACGCGAAACTGTTACCAAAGCAGAAGTCATGGAGGCTTCCATCGTGGATATCCCGGCCAACTCCCATGCCGTGCGCTTATACGACCGTTCCTCCTCCGTTTTACTGGCAGCGGGTATGGACACGAATATTGTGCCAGCATTAACAATCCCAAAAGAAAAGGCAATGAATTACAAACCATCATGGACCGGCTTCCTCTCTTTCCTGGGAATTTCAAAAGATAAAGCGGAAACCACCGAACTGTCTGCTGAAAACCTGGACTCTATCCATGCTGAAATGGAACGATTAAAGACAGAGAACGCTACTCTTGTACAGGCTAAGACCGATATTGAAGAGAAACTTAACTCTGCCAACGCGAAGATTACAGAGCTGAACGGTTCTACATCCGGCAAGGATAACGAGATTAGTACTCTCAAGAACTCTATCACTGAGAAGGATTCTAAAATCACCCAACTTGAAGAGCAAGTGAAGAATCTGAAGAACGGTCCTACACCGGGGCATGCCGGTCTGACTCCTGAACAAGAGCCTGAAGGTAGCGGAACCCAGGAAGAGTTATCTGCTTTTTGTGACCAGAACGCAGGAAACTATCAAGCCATCACCGAGAAATTAAAAGCTGAGGGCCTGTATTAATAACCTAAACTTTAACTATTAAAAAGTCTATTCAAATGGCTGCAAATAAACTAATTGATGTCTCTAAACTGAACGAAGCACTGGTCATTTATGACCAGGCACTTCGTGCGCTGCCGTTTGCCACCCTCACCGAAGTGGCAAACCTACTGAAGCTGAATGTTATGGACCTGCAAGGCAAACACGCACGTATCAACGAGCGTCGTCGTGCCGGTGGTACGCAATCGTATAAAATCGGAAAGAACTTCGGACTGGTCGATAAACTCTTAGGTTACGAACCCTCAGTCATCGAGCCGAAAGATGTTGTCTGCATCACCAAAGAAAACTCCCAGAAGTACGATGATAACGAACTGCTGATCATCGGTGGCACTCCGGTAAGCAACACTACAAAAAAACATCCGATGGAAACCAAGGTTGCATTTACCCTGGTACGTTCGCATCTGGAAGATATCGTATATAGCCTGTTCTCTGCCGAACGGGATGAAGATTCCAACTCACCCGGCGGGGCTTTCGATGGTATTTATACCAAGATGGACATGCTGATCACTCGTGGCGATGTAAATGCGGCCCGTGGTAATTTCTCTATTTCCGGAGAGTTTGCCGCGCCAACATCAGATACAGATTATACAGCTTACGAGAATCTGGTGGAATGGATCGGAGGCGCAAACACCTACCTTCGTTCTTCAATAGGCGGTGTACCACAGCTTTTGTGTGCTGAAACCGTTTTGAAAGCTGCCCGTTCAGCATTACGTAATAAGTTACGCATGCAGGAATATCCTTCCATGCAACGCATGCTTGAACTCTTGCGGGAAGACGCCATGTGTCCGAACCTGATTGTCTCCTCCCACGAAGCTTTAGGCCAAGGTTCCAGGCTGACCCTTCAGAAAGTTGGTAACATAGACGTGGCGTTCAATACTCAAGCGGCTTCTAAATTCTGCCAGATACGTGATATTTACGAGGACCCGAACGAATGGCAGTTCTGGTTGCAGGCAGGATACGATACACGTATCAATGACTGGCATGAGAAAGTCTTCCGCTGTAACGAGCAGAAGAACGAATCTCTCGACCTGGCCGGCGACTATTGTAAAACCGGTGGAGTACAGGTAGCCATCACCGGCACCGACAAAGGCCAATGGAGTATCCAGGGAAAAGTTGCCAAACGCGGTAACGGCCAATGCATCATTGGACTTCCTCCGGGAAAATACACCATCGAGTTCACTGATGCCGATGGCAAGACCAAACCGGCAAATACACAGGTTACAGTTGTTGCCGGTGAAGTAGCCACCGCTACCGGAGCCTATACTTAACTAATCCGGGGGAAGGGACTCTTACCTTCCCCTACATAAACTAAACAATTACCTGATTATGAAACGATTTATTCTTTGCATTTCATGCCTGCTTATCTGCTGCCTGTTCTTGCTTCCGGAAGTACAAGCGGCCATTCCGGATACCGGAAACTGGATCAGCCATCATCTTCTGACATCAGACGGTTTAACCGTTCTGGCTGCCGGCCCGGCATTTGCCCCGTTAAAATGGAATATCGGGCAAAACAACATGGGAGGTTATAAAGGACGGCTGCTCTTTATTCCGTATGACGCTCCTTCAACCGTACCAATGATTCCGGCAAAGCCTACTACGAATGAGGACCTGATTACCGCTTCAGGATCATTCACTTTTCCAAGCGGCGGAACCTATACTCAGCCGATTTACTTGTATTCCACAAAAGGGAAAGTAGGTTA